TGTGTCCGTTGACGATGTGGTGCAGTGGTTTGGTGGTGAGCAGGTTGTGTTAGCAAAGAAATTAGGTGTTACTAAAGCAGCGGTGTCGTATTGGGTAACTGAAGGAAAGATACCGGCAAACAGGGCGATACAGGTTGAGCAATTAACCGATGGGGCAATTAAAGCGGTTGATTTACCAATAATTAAAAGATAACGAGGATTGAGTCATGAAAAAAGTCGAGGATAATAAAGTTAAAAATATTCATTTTTCAAGTACGACTGATTTGTGGTCTACACCGCAGGATTTTTTTGATAGGTATAATGCAGTACATAACTTTGATTTAGATGTTTGTGCGTTGCCAGAAAATGCGAAATGCAAAAAATATTTTACACCGGAAATAGATGGGTTAAAACAAGAATGGACTGGGGTTGTTTGGTGTAATCCTCCTTATGGTAGACAAATAAAACACTGGATTAAAAAAGGATATGAATCATCTTTAAAAGGCGCAAAGGTAGTGATGCTTATACCTGCAAGAACAGACACGGCGTATTGGCATGATTATGTTATGAAAGGTGAAATTGAGTTTATCCGAGGACGTTTAAAGTTTGGTGATTCTAAAAACTCAGCACCTTTTCCGTCTGCGGTTGTTATTTTTAAGGGTGAGTTATGACAGATAAACTTTATCGCATAAGTCGCGGGGATAAGAACAGTGCTGTCTGTCGCAATGTGGAGGTGACATGGGAGCGAATTTGCACTGTACTTGGTAAGCACAAAGTTGCAAAGACCAAAGAGCAGGAAGGCTGGTTCTGTGGCGGTGGGTTCAGTGGTGGTTATCGCAACACGGAGAACCTGCTTGGGCGTTCGCTTTTGACCATTGACGTTGATGAATGCGCAATGACTAAAGGAGAGATTGAGTTTGAGCTGGAGATGACAGGCTTTGCGCTGGTTGCGTACTCAACATGGCGTAGTACAGATGACGCTAATCGCTTTCGTATAGTGTTACCACTGTCACGGGAGGTCAGCGCGGAGGAGTACGTTACCGTGATGCACTGGTTCGCGTCGGAGTTTAGCAGTTTTATTATTGATGACAGTGCTTTTAAGCCTGCTCAGTTTATGTATATGCCAAGTGTTGGCGCTGGTTCGATTGAGTCGGCTTTCGTGATGGTGATGGAGGGCAGTGAGGTTGATGTGGATGTAGCGCTTGCCTTTCCTGTTGAAAAGCTGGTGCAAAGAACTGTCAAGGAATACTTGACAACTGAATTTGACGTAGATGGCACGGATGATGACGCGGACGATATGCAGGGGTTATCGCTTGCACTCGCGCATGAGCCGATTGATGTCAGCGATGCACTGGTTGAAGCCAATCTCGATGCACTGGTTGAATCGGCAGGTGATTACTCGACGTGGATTACTGTAGGACAGGCATTGCATCATCAATATAGAGGATCGGATGATGGGAAGTTGCTCTGGCTACATTGGTCAGCTAACTCGGATAAGTTCAACGCGGCAGATATTGACCGCAAATGGCAATCATTCAAGACGGAAAAGAAAGTGCGCCCGTTGACGTTTGCTACCGTGATTAAGATGGTCAAGGACAGTGGGATAAGTGTTGGGGAGATTGTCGAGAAGCAGGTGAAAGAAATCTTTGTCACTGGGTCGGAAGGTCTGTCGGTTGATAATGACAGGGCATATGAGGACGTGCGCAATAAGTTGCGTAAATTACCGCTCAGCGCTGTGACATTAACCAAACGTCAGCAAATTGCACAAGACATTTACGACCGGTGGGGTAAGAACGAGGGGATGACGAAGTCGGCTATCGTTCGTGAGCTTTGCCCACCGAAGAAGGGCGGGTTGGTAGTGGAGGAGATGCCGTCGTGGTTGCGTAACTGGGTTTATGTGCAGCGCCCAATGGAGTTCCATAACTTAAAGCACGGCTACTCTATCAAGCGCGAAGCATTCAACGCGGAGTTTGATCGCATGGATGAGTGCGTCGCAGCGGAAAGATCAGCATCGTCGATGGCGCTGGTTGATTGGAAAATGGATACAGTCATCGATACCATGTACTGGGCGAGTAAGAACGATGGGATTTTCGTTAATGATAACGATGGGTTGCGATATGTAAACTCGTACAAGAAAAGGGGCGTTGAGCCATGTGCAGTGATGGATGCTGATGGGTTGCTTGTTGTAGATATGATGCTCAAGCACTTGGAATTTACGCTGGTTGAACCTAAAGAGCGGGTGATACTGCTTGACTGGATGTGCCATGTTGTACAAAACATTGGTAGCAAGGTGAACTGGGCGGTGCTTTTGCAGGGTACGCAAGGTGGCGGTAAAACATACTTTACTCGCATTTTGCAGGGGATACTTGGATCGAATGCCACGCAGCTCGATCCGAAGCAATTTACGAAAGGGACGTTTTCGGGATGGGCGTATGGTTCAGTGCTGAATATCGTTGAGGAGATACGGCTATCGGGCGATAACCGCTGGTCGATTATCGATACGATGAAGCCATATATTACAAACGAAACGATCCAGATTGAGGAAAAGTTTTCTAACTCTAGGACTGTTCCGAATTTCACGTCGTATTTTCTTTTGACCAATTACCAAGATGCTTTGCCGATTACCAATGGTGATAGACGTTATTGCGTTTTGTATAGTCGCTGTCAGTCGGAGGAACATTTGTTTGCACTGCTCGGTGGTGAGCAGGAAACTAACAGGTATTTTGAGAAACTGTTTTTAGAAACTGATCGACGGATGGATGCACTTTGCCATTACTTTATGAATAGAAAGATAAGTCCAGACTTTTCAGCGAAAGGTCGAGCGCCTAAAACCTTGTCGCGTGAAAAGATGATAGGGTATTCTGTGTCACATGAATTTGAAGAAGTGAAAGATTTGATTACCCATTACCATTGTGAAGTCATTAACGAAAACATAGTCGATATTACATTGCTGGGAAAACTTAATTTTGAGGAGTTTGAGCCTTCAGTTTTAAAGTTACCAAAAACATCGGCATTAACTCGGATACTTTTACAGATTGGCTACGAGAAAGTTCACAAGAGAATCGATGTGCCGACAAGCGACGGAGGGCGGAAAAAACATACGATTTGGCGTAGAAGCACGTTAGACGAGAATGAAGTTATCAAGAAAGTCCGTGAGCATTACGGGATTTAAAATTTAAACTATGTCGCAGATAAAAAACGCTAAATTTTATTTGCGACATAGTAACTATGGATTTGCGACATAGTTTGAAAATCACTATGTCGCACCTTCAAACCCTTATAAATACTACATTCTTATACTCTCTGCGACATAGTAGACATAGTTTTAGTAATAATGGTTATGAGAAATATTTAATAGAAATATGGCTAAAAATGAATTGATTTATAAAAAATATATAAATAGAAAAAACTATGTCCACTATGTCGCTATGTCGCAGACAAAAAAGCCGGTAATTAACCGGCTAATATTTTATTCTGATTCTAGTCCGTGGTTTTTCGGATCATATTGCCTATGTCCAGCACGACCACCACAGCCTTCACATTGAACAAAAACATCTAAGACTTTACCCTCTTCATCAACATAAGTTTTTGCACCGTCCATAGGGTTAAGTGGCGCTGTCATATCACACCCACAATCTAAACATTTGTCGTAGGGCAGCGAACGGTATTTTTTGAATTCCATCATCGTCCGAATTGATAAACTCACAAAAGCCGATTTTGATTTGAGTCCAGCGCTTTCCAAAAAGTCTATCAAGTCGCCCTGTAAACTTAGCTGGTAGTGTCGTGATTTTTTGCGCGGATCAATTTTAGGTCTACCGCGTGAAACTTTCAGCGCCTTTGGGCATTTAACCTTCATCGGCTTTTTAGGTATTAGCATTTTTAATCTCCCCGTATTGCGCTTCGAGTGATTTCCACGCGGTAACATACTCTTTGTATGCTTGGAACAAGTGAACGTCTTCATCGTAAAGCATCTGAAGATAATCACTCGGTAGTGATTGAATGTACTCTTTATATGTCATCATCATTTTTATTCTCCAGTTTCGTCAAAGATTCTAAACATTTCTGCAATTTCTACTTCAGTGTAAGACATCGGATTGCGTGTCGGTTTTTCAGTTGGTGGCGTGTAAGTTGCCCACAAATAAATTTTAAGGTACTCCATACGAGCAATATCAAGCGATAATTGCTGATGGTAAATACCATTTACAAAATATTGCGGAATGGTGGCAGGGTCTGTTTGTTTCATAAAATCAGCGTGACTAATCATGGTTATTCTCCGGTGTAAATATAAATGCGTTGTTTGTCGTTATAAATTGGCAATCCTTTGCGGTCATAATGGCGCACAATTTTAAAACCTATCTTTTTACCATCTGCTGTGAAGTAGTCTGTTTTTGATCCGTAAACCATTCCCCACTGACCAATCGATAAAGTCATCCGATAGCGTAAGTTAGGAAAACAGGTGCGGCATTTAGCTGAAAATTCCTTATTGTTATCAAGTTTGAATAATGACATGGCTTATTCTCCCCAAATGATAATTAGTTCAGCTACAAAAATTACAGTAAAAATTGTTGTAAGGATTGATCCAACTACTACGTCATAAAATGTATTCATGTTATATCTCCGGTTTAAGTTAATTAGTGCAATAGCGCACTGCATAACGGCTTATCTTTAAGCCGTTACACGCTGAACTATTCCCAGTCGCTGTAATCCTCTAGGATATCCACTACACGCCCGCTAACGTCGATTAATGCGCTGTTAGCGTCGTATATTTGCGCGTGGATCATGTCGCCTATGTCCTTGCGTTTTTCACTACGAATCACGCTATCGTTATCAAGTAAATAAGTAATCATTTCTATATCTCCGGTTAAATGTAATCTAGTTCTTTGGCTATACGACGCAATGCCGTTTCGATATGATTATCATCGAGATACTGATAAAGAAAATCAGTGGCGGTAAAATGTAACTTAGCTGCTTTAAACAATCCCCATATGAAAAATTTTTCTTTATTCTTTCCAAGATCGTTTGCTTTGAATGCTAACATCTCATCCCTTGGTAATGCTCTGATAGCATCCTTCATCATGTTGTAATGCGCCTGTTTCATTTTCATGATTGCAATCTCCCTGCTTTGTAATCGCGGATATATTTTTTAGCAATGTTTTTTGACTTGGTTAATACTACTAAGCCGCACGGAAAGCAAACAGATAGAATTAACTCTCCGTTATAAACAGCCCCGCAGATATATTCGCCTTTATAGAATACACTCCAAGATGAATGAATTAGGTTTGTTTGGCGACGTGCCGCAAGTGTTTGCTGATAAGTTTTATTAAGTTTCATTTTATATCTCCAGTTATTTAGCAATTTCGTTAATAAAAATTGTGTCGTTGTGGCTATAGCACAATCTGCAATCATTGCATTTTTGACTGCAATTAATTGTGACGTTTGCGCTTAACTCTGATTTTTTATGTGCTGTGAATACTTTGTCGTATCCTTCAGGCAGGCGGTCAATTTTGTTCATTTTTGTACTGCTGTGAATCAAAATCACGTTAGCCGGTTTACTAACCATGCCTAACACTCTTTTAATTAGCTCTTTGCGCTTAGTCCAGAATCCGAATGTGGTTTCGGGGTTTTTACGCGCAAGATTAAAATAGTTAAGTACATGAATTTCATTATGTACTTCGCCAAAACTGTCAAAACGCGCGATTGCAAAATTTAAACGCGGTAACTCGGTATCGAGCAAAATGCGTTTATATAAATCGGCATTGCGCTCCAATGCTTTAACAAGAGTCGGATAACGTTTCTCGGTGTTAATTGAATAACATCTGGTGCAAATCAGTGATTTGTCGTTTGATCCATTCATTTTGAGGCAGAATGGATTTGAACTCGCTGGTGTGTTGAAAGATGGGATATTTTCCATTTTAGCAGTACCCATTGTTATGTGAAGTTTAAACATTGCCAGCGCTCCATACTTTTAAAGCTGCAATGACATCAGCGCAAGGCGTTCTGCCTGCGTGATTACCGTTTACAAAAAATGTAGAGTGAAAAATAGTATCGGCTCTTTGCCAATCCATATCATCTACGATATGGAAGAAATCAAAATCACCATCTAGTATTATTAAGCCAATCATTGTCGTATCTCCGGTTTGGTTTAAAAGGCGCGGCTGTTACACCGCGCTAACAATATTAATTATTTAAAAATCTTACATTATGCTTATAGCTAACTCGCATAAGCTCCACTGCTTCTTCTGTTAGCCACACGCAATCCTCGCGTGTTCCACTATTGTGTCTTTCAATCAATCCCGCATTCATTAATGATGTGGCAGTCCCTCTGTCTTGAGCATCTTCAATAATAGTATTTACATAAGTGAAGCAACCTTCTGAGCCTTCTTCAAGCGCTTCGACGGTGTTACCATTTGAGGGCGTGAAATCGTCCTCGATGATTTTGCAAAGCATTGCGTATTGCAGTTCTGTTACTTGTTTCATGATGTCCTCTCCGATTAAATTAAAAATTGTTTAGCGCACAGCCTTGGGCTGGACTATAGAATATTCGATCTGATTTTATTAATCAACTAAATTATTTTACTTAATTAACTTTATTAATATTGTTTAGCGTAAAATTAATAGTCTATTTTGCTAAAATGTTGATTTAATTGAAGAAAACCAATTGCAAATGATACTCGTTCTCATTTCAGCCTTCCCGCAATAATTGCCGACAGGCTTCATTCCTAGCATCAACTGCGGCTATAAATAGCAGGCACAAAAAAGCCTTACAGGATTTAAAACCTGTAAGGCTTCTCTAACTTAACAACTAAAATATTTTACCTGCTAATTAACTTAGCATTTTTTACTGCCTCCGCCTTTGCCGCCTTTACCTTTTTTCATAGCCATGTTGATCACCTCCTTTTATGTGACATACTTCAATTATAGTATAGCTGTGATACAATCGCGCAAAATCTTTATATCTTTACTTCATCGTCGTGAGGACGTTATGACAATCAGACAAAACTCTTTTATAGCGGGTGAGATGTTCTCTCGCAAACAAATGGATCAAATGGGTTTACCTATCGGCAATCCAATCCTTCCTCCTTTTAATCGCAAGGAAATGCCATTTGCACCAATTGCAGGCGCTTTTGCTGCTGTAGGCGCTGCATCCGGTGTACTTGCTACCACAGCGGCAGTCATTAACTTAGCGGCTGTAGCGGCAATGTATGTTGGTGTAGCAATGACCGTCACCGGCATGATTACAGGCGATAAGGATTTAATGAAGTTAGGCGCAATTGTTGGGTTAGCTGGTGGCGTAGGATCAATGGCAATTGGTGGCGTTGCTTCACTTGCAGCAGGTGGGCAATTCGCTATGGGAACGGCAGGTATCAACAGCATGAATGCGGCTAATGCAGCAGCATCGCAAGCAACATCACTTGCAGCAGGTGTTTTGCCAAACGCTAATACGGCAATCAATGGAATGCTCGGACAAGGCGCAACCCAAACAGCACAAACAGCAGGCGCAGTAACTACAGGTATGCCGCTATCATCGCAAGCCGGTGGAA